CTTGACCATTAATTAAAGAGATCTTAAATTTAAGCCATCAGCAGGACGCTGGAAGCCAAACGGAACAGATTGGCAGGCTCTTTAACATTGATGGGGTTGTCCCGCCGAAATGCGGGAACCAAAGAGTAGTTGGCTTTGGGGTGACGTGAAGTGCAGCTGCACGACGGCAACCGGAAGATAAGCACCCGGCGCGTCACCGCCAAAGTCAATTCCATGGGCGAAATGCAGCCGCCAAACACAGCCAATGCTGCACATGCAACAGGAGGATTTATGTGAATGCATAACTTCAAAACCGAGGTTAATTAAATCTCTCGATCCGAGCATCGACCTATTAGTTGGCGAGATGCTCTTTCTGCCCCTCAATTCGAGGGGCCAGAAACCACTTTGCAATCACTATCAATTCCAAAGTTGTTTCATCGGAGGTCAACATGACAGTAGTCATTACATATCTGGCTGACGATAACGCCAGAAATCGCCGCAGAGCACGCAGACAGGCTCAACGTGAACAGGCAATGCAAGAGCAGCGACTGGCGCAAAAAATTGCGCTAAAGCTCTCTGGTTGCGTCAGAGCAGACAAAGCAGCATCACTCGGAAGCCTTCGCTGCAAGAAGGCAGAAGAAGTCTATCATAAACAGAATCGTATTTACTACCGCAAGCCACGCAGTGAAATGGGTGTGACTTGTGTTGGTCGCCAGAAAATGAAATTAGGCAGCAAACCACTTATTTGAGGTGAGATATGACAAAATCATGGAGCGTACCTTTTTCTGAATCAGAAACTGAACATGATGGAATGCCTGTTTTCTGGAGATTCCAGGCGACAGTTGAAGAAGATGGGATAAAAATATTCGCACTTCAATATATAGCTTTTCATCAGACAGAGCATTATGCATGGTTGGTTCCTGCGCATTGGATTGTTAATTTTAAACCAGCACCAAATCAGTGGTTACAGGAATGGAAACAAAGGAGAAATAGATATGCAATTAAGAAAGTAGCAAAAAATGCAGAAAGATCTTTTGCATTCCCAACGAAGAAACTTGCTATTGAAAGTTTATTGCGCCGGAAGAAATACCATTTAATGAGAATAAAACAAGATTTGGCTGTTGTATCAACTCTTGTTGATGGGATGAAAAATATTGATACATCAACACCAGATATTGAATATAACTTTGGACACAACCAAGAAACAGAAAATTGGGTATTTTATTAGTACGAATAAGCACTGTGTATTCATTCCAACGAGTGAATACACGGAGCAATGTCGCTCGTAACTAAACAGGAGCCGACTTGTTCTGATTATTGGAAATCTTCTTTGCCCTCCAGTGTGAGGGCCTTTTTATATGCATACCAATAACGCTTCACTTGAGGCGTTTTCGTTATGCAATCAAACAGAAGGAGCATCCTATGCAACAGTTCGCTATTGCAGGGGCGGCATCGGTTCGCCCTTTCAACCCAATTTTATCGGTGCAGCATTCACGAAAAAACATTTTAACCGGAGCAGACTTTAAACAACCAAGAATGAAAAGTTTGCTCGAAAAGCTTTGGGATATTTTGAAACAACAAGGCCGTCCATGAGTTTTACAGATAACTGGTCAGACGAAGAATTCATTCGTCAGATGAAAGAATTAATCGGCAACGAAGGAGATATTCATGTCACTTGCAACCACAGTGAAGGAGAGCAAGTTACAGAGGCGCATGTACACGCAGAAAGCTCTCTGGTATCGCCATAATGGCGACCGCGAAGGAATGCGGGTATGCCTTAATTTGTCCCGAGTCGAAGTATTAAATCAGCGTTATTTCCTTGGGCCGTGTCCATTCTGAGGTGAATTATGGATTTGAACAAATTCGATGAGCCATTCAGCCCTGAAGATATCGAATGGCGAATACAGCAAAGCGGTAAAACACGCGATGGCAAGGTGTGGGCTATGGTGCTGGCTTATGTCACGAACAGGGCAATCATGAAACGCCTGGACGATGTTTGCGGCAAAGCAGGATGGCGCAATGAATACCGCGATATTCCCAACAACGGCGGAGTTGAATGCGGCATATCAATCAAGATTGATTCCGAATGGGTAACCAAATGGGATGCTGCTGAAAACACGCAGGTAGAAGCCGTCAAAGGTGGTCGTTCCGGTGCAATGAAGCGTGCTGCCGTTCAGTGGGGAATCGGTCGGTATCTGTATAACCTTGAGGAAGGTTTCGCACAAACATCTCTCGATAAAAAGCAGGGATGGCACAGGGCAAAACTGAAAGATGGAACAGGATTTTACTGGTCCCCTCCATCGCTGCCGGGATGGGCAATGCCAGCATCTGGCAATCAACCATCACCAGAAAATACCAACCAGAAATCTCCATCGGTTGACTGCGAACAAATCCTGAAAGACTTCAGTGATTATGCTTCGACAGAAACTGACAAGAAAAAACTCATAGAACGTTATCAGCATGACTGGCAATTAATGGCTGGCAATGAGGATGCGCAGGCTAAATGCGTTCAGGTAATGAACATCAGAGTTAACGAACTAAAACAGGCGGCATAAATGGCAAGCAGAGGCGTAAATAAGGTGATTATCCTTGGTCGGGTAGGACAAGACCCGGAAGTTCGATACTCACCATCAGGAACAGCGTTCGCTAACCTGACAATAGCCACGTCAGAACAATGGCGAGATAAAAATACTGGCGAGCAAAAGGAATTGACTGAATGGCATCGTGTTGCTGTATCCGGGAAACTGGCTGAGGTCGTGGGGCAGTATGTGAAAAAAGGTGATCAGATTTATTTCGAGGGAATGCTGAGAACCAGAAAGTGGAAAGACCAGTCAGGACAAGACCGTTACACAACCGAGGTTCATGTCGGAATTAATGGCGTGATGCAAATGCTTGGCGGCATTGGCGACAGCAAACAACAAGCAGCCAGCAGGCAATCACAGAAGCCACAGCAGCAATCATCACCAGCACAACACAACGAACCTCCGATGGATTTTGACGACGATATACCCTTTGCACCAGTAACTCTCCCCTTCCCTCGTCACGCTATTCACGCAATTTAAGGACTTACATGAATCACTTGATGGTTGACCTTGAAACAATGGGCAACGGGCCATACGCGCCAGTTATTTCTATTGGGGCAGTATTCTTTGACCCGAATACCGGAGAAACAGGAGAAGAGTTCTCGGTAAATATCTCGCTTGAGTCATCAATGCGATATCGGGCGCGTCCTGACGCTTCAACGATTTTATGGTGGCTGGAACAGAGTGAAGAAGCCAGAAAATCGCTAACCAGCAACACTCAGGAGCTTTCAACGGCTCTTTCATGGTTATCTGAATTCATCATAAAGAACGCTAACCACAAATTCGTTCAGGTTTGGGGGAATGGAGCATCATTTGACTGCGTTATTCTCCGCAACAGTTATTCGCTGACAGGGCAGCCAGTTCCGTGGCAGTGGTGGAATGACCGCGACGTAAGAACAATCGTCGAACTTGGGAAGGTAATAGGATTCGACCCTAAGCGAGATATGCCATTCAAAGGAACTCGCCACAACGCGCTTGATGATGCCATTCACCAAGCAAAATACGTTTCAGCGATCTGGAAAAAGTTAGCTAAATAATCAACAGGAGAAAACCATGCCAGCGCCTCTGTATGGTGCGGATGACGCGCGCCGCTGTTCCGGCAATTCCGTATCGGAGGTGCTGGATAAATTCAGAAGAAACTACGATCGGATAATGTCGCTACCACAGGAAACGAAAGAGGAAAAGGAATTTCGCCACTGTATATGGCTTGCAGAGAAAGAAGAACGCGAGCGAATTTACCAGACATCAATCCGACCATTCCGCAAAGCCACATATACCCACTTCCCTGAAATTGACCCGCGCCTGCGTAATTACCGCTCACGCTATGGCGCTATCAGTAATGACTGAGGAATTAACAATGAAAACAATGAAGCTAAACATCGACCTCGGCAAATACGTTATTACCGGAACCAAACACGACCTGATTCTTAATGAAAGAGGAATTATCAAAGAAGGTGAGAATGCAGGGAAAGAAACACTAAGCCGTATCGGTTATTACAGCAAGTTTGAGCATCTGGTCAAAGAGTTATGCAACCGTGAAATCCTGTTATCTCAGGCGCAGACGCTACAGGATATTCAGCAGCATATCGAAACTTTAGGTATGTCACTTAGCATGGCTATTGACCAGTTCGTTGAGAGTAAATCATGAGAGGACTTGCATACAATCCCGGCATTCTTCCGGCAGAAATGATTATTCGCCAACGCGTAAAGCCAATGCCATCGAGAGAGGAATTGCTTAAAAGAAAGAGTTTCGGTTCTGTTAATGACAACAAATATCTGAATGCTATGTGGCGCAAAGGAGGCAACCAGTGAGTAATTCAGCACGACTACAGCTTGGTTTTTCACCGCTATCAAAAACTATCATGCTGGCAAAAATGCGCGATGTTGAAGGTGGACGTATGCGCGTTGGCAATGATCCAGGTCGTGATGTTACCAATGAGGCTGCTCAATTGGTATGGCGACTGGTCATGGCTGAAGGTGGTGAGATCGCGCGGGAGCTGGATGATGGTTCTCGCATGGTGTTGAAGGCAGAAAAGCAGGAGGCAACCAGTGAGCGAAATTAATTACCAGGCACTGCGTGAGGCGGCAGAACGTGCAATTCCGGCAATGGAACGCCTGTTAATGTTGCCAGTTGATGATGATCTGATAAGTGAACAGGAACTTAAAGATTACGGTGTGGATATTGATGCGCTCAACGCCTTCAAATTTCTGGCCGGACCAGAAACCGTGCTGGCACTGCTGGATGAAATAGAAGCTAAAGACAGACGCATTACAGAACTGGAAGCGAGGGAAGTTCAATTACCGACTCGCTACGACCTTCGATATGGGCACCCAATAAATGCTGATAAGCGACATGTCATGATACCTAAAGAAAATGGCAGCTGGCTTTGCCTGATTGACTTAGAACACGCACTACGCGTCGCTGGCATTCGCATCAAAGGAGAGTGAGATGAACGGACAAATCTCAATTGTTCGACCGGGAGCATGTGACGATCGCGAGATACGAATGATTATTCGTCTGTCGATGGGGAAAACAATAACGGCTCTCATTACTCCAGAAAATCTCGCATTAGCATTAACCGGAAAGTCAGACCTGCCAGTAGAGCTAAAGCTGCGAAATGTTGAGATTAAGGTGAAATAGCTATGACCACTATAACCGATAAGAAACAGTATCCCAGCGAGCAATATCTTAATGAGCTGATCACCAACATAGAGTTTGCTGCAAGGGCACCAGTTGAAGTCGTGAGAGCGATGGCAGCAGAGCTACAGAAGCGGCGCGAAGCTGATAGTGCAGAACCTGCAAGTAATCATGAAGAGTTGCCGCTTGATTATCTCCAAGGTCAAAAAGATGGTCTTGAATGGGCTGCGCAGCTTGCAGAAGCAAATCACCCACAAACTGGCGACTGGCTTTACGATGACCCGCTGGAGCTTGCAAAGGCTATTCGCAAAGGTCCGGATATGCCCGAGGCCGCTGGCAACTCTCCGGTAATTCCGGATGGTTGGATAAGCTGTAGTGAGCGAATGCCAAGCGAAGAAGATGTTTTGGTTTATTGCTCAGACACAAAAGAGCAGATGGTAGGGTTTCACAAAGGTAAAGGGTTATTTCAATTCTTTTACATGAATGGTGTTGAGGGGGTATGTGAGCCGTCACACTGGATGCCGCTACCAGAGCCTCCACTTTGAAAGCGAAGCTTATACATATCTTTTACATCAGCAATCTATTGTTAATCTCCAATCAATGTTACGTTGTCATCTCACT